AATCTTGTCTGAGTCTTGTTTGAAATACTGAAGTGTATTCAGGAGTATCCATTAATGTTTTAGCTTTACGACCAAACCGAACTGCAAGTTCAGTGTTGTGAGTGGATTGAATAATTTTTAATTTTGGGTTACGACCAATCATCCAAGCGGGCAGCAGGTAAGAACTAAACTCAGACTTGGTGTGTCTTGGTGGCATGTTAATGATGACACGCTTTAATTCACCTTTTGAAATTTTATTAAATTTATCCGCAATCATTTTATGGTGGGTCCCTTCAATAAATTCTGGCCACACATGTTTTACAAAACTCATAAAATCGTTTTGGATTTGAGACTCCTTTTTCTTATCCGTGTATCTAAGATACATCTTCATGAAATCTTTTTTGACGTCAGGAGGTAAGTTTTTTATTTTATCTAAATCGACTTTCATTTCGAAAATTTTTTCTGCAAAATTTTTTAGGTTTAATTTTGTAACCTAGAATGATTTTAACCCATGTCTATCTATAAAACAAGGCATAAAGGGGCTAGCCTTGGGACCCCTTTGTATTTATGTGTGTTAAGAAAAAAGCAACGAGCCTATTTTTGGATCGTTGCTGGTACCTCTATTAATCTAATAATGTCATGTAGGCAGATGGATTAAGCTTGGCAAACTTGCTTAGTCCTTTTTGTACTGTGTCGTAATCTTCATTAAGTTCAGCGTTTTTTATCTCGTCGTGTAACGCTGCTTGCTCGGTAGTTAATACCGCTGATTCTCCTGAGTATGGGTTAGTTCTTATTGGCATAATATATCCTTTCGTTGTAGGGGATAATATAGGAATACTATCCCCTTGTCAACTATGCTTCTACTATTTTTTTATATGTATATGGATTGCCATGCCAGTCTGTATCTTCTACAGTTTGCACCTCGATGCTCGTTTCGAGCGGCTCGGTTCTAGGCTCTAGTCTCATGATAGCGGCTAAGTGTTTATGAATGTAATCCGTTCTACATCTCTCATCACAGAAATAAGCCCACCAACGACTGAGCCAGTCATTTAAATGATAATGTGAATGAGTTTGACTGATTTTACGTGTACGTAAAACCTTATTGCCTTTCACACCTCTAATTCTACCTAAGGTAT